CTGCTGTGGATCTTGGCGTACCCGCTCCTGTTATCAGCAGTGCGTTGTGGTCACGCTTTGAGTCACGCCGTCTGGGTGCTTTCGCAGCCAAGGTTTTGAATGGAATGAGAGCTATGTTTGGTGGTCATGACGTTCGCTGATGTCCTTATTTGGGCAGCAATACCCTTTGTACTATCCACAGTATATTTCGGGCTACGAAAGGGTGAAAATAATTACTACGAATCAGACGACTACGATGGAAACGGAACAGCTCACTAAAGGGATTGTTATCTTCGGAGCAACGGGAGACTTATGCAAGAAGAAACTAATCCCTGCTCTCTATAAACTCTGGCAGAAGGAATTGCTGCCAGAAAACTTTTTAATTACGGGTGCTGCTAGAAGAGATATCGGAGCAGCAAACTGGAAAGAAACTCTAGGAGAATATCCTGAAGAGTTTTTACGTCAACTAGACTACATCTCTGCAGACTTAGACAATGTTGATACTCTCCGTCACCTTCCTAATTACCTTCACGATAATACTTATTTCCTTTCTGTTCCCCCAGAAAGGTATGCTAACGCGATTATCAATCTCAAAGAGACAGGTGTCCTCAATGACCCCGAAGCATCCCGTGTGGTTATTGAGAAACCCTTTGGGTACGATTATAAATCTGCTGATAATCTACAGTCTGTGGTTGAGCGACATCTACGCGAAAAACAAGTTTATCGCATTGACCATTATCTTGGCAAAGATACTGTTAATAACATACTTGCTACTCGGTT